AACCATTCAAGTAGGTGGTCTTACCCGCAACCTTGGTGGCAGTCAATTCCTGCTTCTTCAGGTTATTTGGGTCGTAAGACACATGAACCCAACCACTGTCAGGAATGCCTGGGGTGTAAAACTCCAAAATCAACTGCGTGTACTCAAGGTTATCCATAATCCATTGAGCCAGATCAGCATTGGCAACACCAACAATCTCAATGTCTGCCGCCATGCCCTTGCAGTGGTCAGAAGTCTTTGAGCCACCAACGGCAGCATTGGACTCAGGACTGCGATAGGCAGAGTTCACGGTGACAGACTTGCCATAGTGTTCACGAACTGGTTGCAATACCATCTCGCAAAGGGTTTTCAAGTTCTCTAAAGCCTGTTCATCAGGGGTATTGTCCAAGCCCAATCGGGTGGCAGTATCTGACTTTGTGAGTTCTTTGAGGGTGAAGTTGGCTGACAGGTTCATTGTTTCTCCTTTAAGGTTTCGTAGATGGATTCGTAGGCTTGTTGACAGGCGGTGAGTTGTCTGATTGCTTCGTCTCCATCGTCTGTGATGGCGATAAGAGTTTGAGCAGTCGTTGCGTCAAGTTCGCCTCCCTCTTGACCGCTATCTCCTGTGGCAACGGCGGTATCTGAGGAGGTTTGTACGGGGCAACTGGTTTTGACAGGGAGCCGCAACCGCAAAGCACCAGAGGCAATAGCCAAATCACGCTCTTTTGAAATCTGTCTTGCTTTCTCATTTGATGTCCTTAATGCCGTAGCTGTTGATGTCACCGCTGTCGCCAAAGCAGCCTCTTTTGTCCTTGCAATAGCGTTTAAACGAGCAATCTCTAGTTGTTGAGAGACATTCTCATCATGCTTGCCCTTGAAGTAACCACCCCCAAAAGAGATGGTTACAGACAAGACAAACCCTAAGATTACCCAAGGGTTAAAGATACTCATGGCGCAGGTGGCTCATCATTGTCATTAGCCTCTGCCTTGGCACTGGCATTGGCAATAGCCTTGACACCAGAACGACCCGCTACACCACCCAAGACACCAGTGATAAATACCATGATGGTGCTAATCTGTTGCGTGTAAACCTTGTCAATTGCCGCCATAGCACCATTCATAGGTTGAGTGACAAAAGAGACTGAGTACAGGAACATACCCATAGAAGCCAACAGGATGGTCACCAAGACCACGATAACGAATGCCCATACCCTGACCTCGATCTCGTCTGCGGTCAAACGGTTGTTTTGCTTGTATCCAACGGTTGCCATTACTTTTTCTCCTCTGGTTTGACTAACATATCAGGACAAGTACCTGTAGCGGTACAAATCGGCGGCTTACATTCATCCAGTTCCCAATTCAGCGGGTCTTGGCAAGGGTAACGAAATCTATCCGAACAACCAGCCAATAACCCGCAAAGGATGCCAACGCAAACAGTAAGCGCCAACAGTTTAAGTTCATGTTTTGTCATTTTTGCGTTTCTCCTGTTCAATTTGCCGTCTTAACTTCTCTACCTTCTCAACCTGTTCCTTGACCTCGTGCTTGGCTTCCAAGATGTCCAAGTACAGCATCGCACCCAAAGGCAAAAGCAAGGCCACCAACACACAAGCCGCTATCCATCCCATTATGCTTTCCCCCAACGACTCACTAGGAGAAGCCACAGCCACAGGTAGAGGAGGAATATAGTAGTCACCGCTAGGTACGCTAGTTTTAGCTGGAAGTTTCTTTCTTCCTCCTTTCGTAGCCATACTTCTTGCCTCTTTTTCGCCTCTTGCTTCAGCCTTGCTTGTTCTTGCTCCTCATCAATAAGCTCTTTCATGTCAAAAACTGAACTGTACAAAGCACCCATCTCAGGTGGACTCTGGTAGACCATTGTTTCCCTGATCTGGACAATAAGCCTGTCCATCTCTTGCTGTGCCATCACTCTTTTGAGTGCCGCCTCCATGTGGTTTTGATCTGGGTCGTAGACTGTTCTAGACTTTTCTTCTTCTTCTCGTATGTGTGCCGCAAGTTGTTCTTGAAGTTTGAAGAACTCAGTGAGGTTCTTAACGATGTCCACTTTGACTTGAGTTTCGTCAACAGCAACATAAGCAGACTTTTTAGCCTTTGCAACAGGTTTAGCAGCTTTAGGCTTGGGACTAGAGCCAAAGAAACCGCTAAGTTTCGACCAGAAACCTTTAACCTCTCTACCAATAGCGATAACTTCATCCGCAGTGGCTCTAATCTCCACAAAAGACTCTTTAGCTTGTTTGTAAAGCTCACAGCCAGCTTGGATGTTTTTGACCAAGCCAGCCGCAAGAAGACAAATACTGATTGGGTCAATTTTGTATCCTTATTGAACAGACAACTGAAGTTTGTTGCGCTGTGCTTCACGCAATAAAGCCTGAATGTCGCCAGTAATGCCTTGCATGGCAGCTTGATCGCCAGCGGCTTGAGCCGCATTTGACCTTTGCAACAATGTATTTAACTCTTGGTTAAAAATACCTTGCCGCATTGGAATGTTGCCATTGACATTAACTTTTGGAGAAGCAGATACCTCAGATGTGAAGATGTCTTCAGGCACAAAAACGCCTTCAGCAGTTGGCTGAGTAACTGGCGCAGTACTTGTGGGCATTGGTTCTTCTGGCACAAATACATCCTCTGGCACAAATACATCTGCTGATGGTTCTTGTGTGGCGGCAGTAGGAGCAACTTGTTGAGTTGGAGAAATTAACCTACTTAGCGCACTAAATCCAGTAGAACCTTCTTGCAAAGCTGTAGGAACATTTGTCAATGCTTCTAATGTTTTTGCAGAAGCACCAGTCAAAGCACCTTGACGTAAGAAATTAGCACCTTCTGGAGTAAGAAGAACACGCATCAACTGTTCGTCAGTAAACCCTTGTTTACGCAATAATTCATTCATTGCGGTCAAAGTAACATCAACAAATTTAGATGGCTGATAGCCTAAAGCAGTACCAGTAGCAGCGGATACGCCACGTTGCAATTTACTATCAACTAATGCCTGATCTTGACTAGGTTGAGCAACCTTCATGCGTCTTGTAAATGACAAGGCATCATTCATGCGTTGGTCAAACTCTTTAGCATTTGTACCAAGCGCAGTAACGAGTGCTGCTTTTTCATTGTCGCCCAGAGTCTTCCAGTTTGTAGCAAGTTTTTCCAAGTCTGTTGTAAAGACACCAGAATCGTTTTTACCTTGTGCTGATTTAACAAAATCTTGGAAGATATTCTTGTCTAAAAAGTTCAATGCTTCTTGATCTGTAGTGCCCACATAAGAACGAACTTTTGCACGTTGATACTCGTTTAATCCTTTGTAATTTGAATACAAATCTTCGTATGAAATTTCAGATAAAGACTTGTCTTTTAAAAAAGAAGGAATTCCTTGTGCAATTGATTCATTGTAAGAATCTGATGCTTTTCTTACTTGTTCACGAGCTTGTATCAACAAACCTGCGGCAGCTTTATCTTCAGGAGTTTTTGCATTGCGTCTAGCAAGTTGCAAATCATCCTTCAAGCCACCAAATATTTTGGCAGAAATACGAATCTCATCACTAATTGCCAAATCTTTTACAAGAGAATCGCCTTGTGTTGCCTTACGACCAAATTCACTCAAAATAGATTGAGTTTCATCTACAGTAAGTTTTCTTGCTGAACCAGTTTCATTCAACATTCTTGATTTTAAATCAGTCAAAAAAGCTACTGCTCTCTCTGAGTTTGGAGTAATTTTTTTAGAGTAATCCGCAATCAATGTATCTATCTCAGAAATGGTTTTATTTGGGTCAATAATTCCCCTGTCACTACCATAACCTTTTGCTTGCTCAAAAACACGACTTCCTGCCTCAGATCGTTGTTGACGCAATCCATCTATCTCTCGTTGAACACGAGTTGCCACGGCCTCGGTAGCTTCTTGCTTACCTCCAACACGAGTCGTAGGAGTCATGCCTTTTGTTGCCAAGTCAGATGCGGCCTTATCAAACTTTGCAAACAACTCAGCATATTCAGGATTAGTACGCAAACGCTGAATAGCGGCTGAAACAATTGGGCTATCAGAGCCTTGTCCGCGCAACATAAATTGTCTAAAAACATTCTGTCCCTCAACAGGAACATTGTCTTTTAAGAATTTTTCAAATTTACGGCTTTCCCTGAAATCTTTTACACCTTTAAATCCAGCACGAGTAAGGTTTGCTACTGCGTAAACTCCAGAAACTACACCTTCTGGCAATCCAGTAGATTGAGAAACAGCTACATCACCAGCACCAAGACCAGTGCCAAGCAATAAACCTCTAGTACCTTGTCCAGGTATTGCGGCACTCCCTGCGCCTTGTGCAATTCTGAAGGCATAAGCAGATTCATCTGAGGCTGGTGCGTTTTGAATTCCCAACTGTTGAGTGGCTAAATCACCAAGTGAAGTAATTTGACTTTCCTTTGGACGGAATAAATTAACGCCAGCAGTGGCAATATCAGGAATTGCTGTAAACAAACCAGAAATACCAGACTGCAAACCAGAACCAACTTGACCAATAGGAATGTTTACGCCACCAACAGTTATTTCGGCAGTGGCTCTCATCATCCTATCAAGACGAGTCATCTCATCGCTGTATTTTTCAATAGCGGCTTTGTCGCCAGAAGCCATAGCTTGACGCAATAAAGGACGGATTTCATCCATCTGCGCCATGATGCGCTGCTGGGCTTCTACATTTGTTTTTGGACGCTGAGTTGCCATGATTAGCCCTTATTTTTGAAGTCTTTGACGAATTACAGCCTCTACTTGCGCCCTAGTTCCTTTTGTTCGTGGGTCTTTCATTGCACGATCTACTGCCGCTTGAATTTTTGCTTCATTGTCAGAGCCTGTTCCAAGTTTTTCTTTAGCTCTACTAGATTGTTTTGTCATCAAATCTTCTGCTCTAGCAAAGAAGGCATCTACTTTTTCCAAATCATTTGCGTAATTTGCAGATTTAGGGTCAAGACTTGCAATAATTCCTTGAATTGCATCAAATTCTTTCATGTTCAAAGCACCAAGACCAGATGCGCCAGTTGAAGATTGTTGCTTCAATTCTCGTAGTTTTGCCAATGCAACGTTGTTTTTAATTGTTTGTGTATTGCCTTCTAATGTTCTAGCTGAAGTTAGAGGAAGCGCAGACAAATAAGAACCATATCCAGTTGTTAAAGGCCCAATAATTTTTCTTGTTGTGTCTATTGTTCCACGCAAACTTTGCACTGCTGCAATTTGATCGTCAAAAGATTCAACGGCACGTTTTTTTTCTTCTGTTTCTGCTTCTGTCTTTTTAGCTAGTTCTTGAGCTTTGATTCTTGAGGATGGAGTCTCAATAACTTTTACTTGAGGCTGGCTTGTCAATGATGGAATAGGGGCAACAGGCATAGTAGCACTAGGCACTGCCTCTGTTGTGGTTGGCATTGTTGTATCTGTTGCTTGTTGTGCTACAGGTGTAGGTTGTGTTGATGGTGTTTGCGTCAACAACTTGGCAACATTAGGAGCCGCCAAATTTATATCAAGTCCATCAATAACAATAAGTTGATTTGTTTGTGGGTCAATAAATGATTTTGGTTTTGTTTCTGTAGCAACAATAAAACGAGCCGTAGCTATTTCTTGTTGAGTTGGCTTGTAGTTAGGGTCAGTTGCTAATTTTTGCTCTAATGAAGAAATGATAGTTCTTTTTTGAGCAGAATCAGTTTGCGCTTTTTGTTGATTTAGTGCTTTAAATGCTTGCGCTTCTTTAAGTTCAATTGAAGCAGAAGATTCTCTTAATTTTCTACCTTCTTGAGCAATAGCCATAGCAAACTGTTGATCGCCAATTTGAGCAGCGACTTGAGCTACCTTCATGTATGAAGCAGGGTCATTAGGGTTTAACTGACTAAGCAAGACATTACGTTTGCTAATCATGTCTAACTGTGGGTCAACACCACCTAAAGCACCACCAATACCTTGACCAGCCTGATAACCAGCTTGCTGATACAACATTCTGGCTCGATTTAAAGGAGCCATTTCAGCGTTACGAGCAAACTGCTGTTGCATAGAGGCATCTTGTGCCGCTAAATACTGTTGTGGATTTGTAAACAATCCTAAGATGTCGCTTGCCATGTCTTACCCCTTATGTTCCAAACAGTTTCAAAACTTCAGCCGCTGTATATGTCTTTTCTGGAGAGCCTACACCAAATATACTGTTCAGAGCACTTTTGAACTCTGGGCTTTGACCAAAAGTAGACAAAGCTTCACCGCTTGGGCTAAACGCATTACTTGGAGCCATAGTAGCCGCAGCACTTGTAATGCCACCACTTAACAATCTACCAGCCTCTGCCGTTCCAGCAGTAGTCTTAGCGCCAATTGAAGTGCCAAGAGTTAATGGTCGCTCTGCAAGTCCCTCAAGTCCTGCGGATGTATCCATAGCAGTAGCAAATGGAGCATAAGCGCCAGTTTGACCAGTGTAGTAACGACCTTGCAAATTAGCACCAGTGTCAAACAATCCAGCACCAAAACTAATCCGATCTCTAGCTTCTTGGTCTGCTCTAGCAGCAAGAGCTAAATCTTGTTGTGCAATAGCGTTGTAGTAAGCGGCATACTCAGGGCTTGTAGCCATCAAGTTTCCACCTTGGGAAACAGCAGCACCACCACGACCTTGTTGGAACAACTTGTTTTGCAACTCAGCTAATTGAGTTTGTCGGCTAGGACTAATCAATGCTTGTTGTTTAGAGATGTAGTCAGCCGCAACAGCTTCTGGAGACTTAGCAAGGTAACTCTCACCAAGAGTAAACAAACTTTTTGCAGCACCAGTCAAAGGAGCATATGCGGCTCTTGCGCTTTCAGCATCAAGCAATCCTTGATCGGCAAGAACTTTGAGTCTATCCTGATAGGCTTTGATTTCATCACTAGCCGTATAACCAGCAGTTGTGAGATTACCTTCTGCATCGTAACCAAAGTTAGATGTTCCAAATCGAGTGGTAACGCCAACAGGACGGAACTTAGCCGCATCTGCCGCAATTTTTGCCGCCTCAATTATTGCATCTGCTTGTATCTTGGCCGCATCAGTTGCTTTGTCGGCAATCTTGTTTGCGCCAGCACTACTAAGCAATGTTTGCACAGCAGCAGAACCAAGTTTACCTAAAACATCTTCACTCAAACCCGTGATTTCAGATGCTTTTTTGAGCACATCTCCAACCAAGCCCTTAGATGCAATATCTTTAACAACATTTGATGCGGCAGATGAACCGCTTGTCAAAGAATAATCAACTGGAGACATTGCGCCAACAGCACTTTCTGCGCCAGACAATGCGCCAGCAGCACCAACTCCTGTACTAATACCAGCCAACTCAACACCAAGAGAGCCGCCAATAGTTGATGCACCAGCAGAGCCAGCAGTCATTCCAAGAGTGCCGCCACCAGAAGTTAAACCAGTTACTCCACCACTTCCAAGAGTCAATCCTGTTCCAGAACTAGCACCAGTAGATAGCAATCCAGTTCCTGATGAACTACTGGCCGCAGGAGCAGTCGCACCACCTCCACTTAACAATCCTTTATCAAATGCAGTTGGAGACACAGCTTGAATAATTCCAGCAGTTCCACCTGCAAGTACCGCATTCTTCAGAATATCTTTTGGTTTATCACCAGCAAGTGCGCTTGCACCACCACTGAGAGCCGCCGCACCAACAACAGAAGCAGCCGCACCAGTAGCTCCAAGAGAAGAACCAATCAGAGGAATGAGTGGAGGGTAAACAATGGCTGCAATAGCCGCAACAGGCTTTGCTACCTTCTTAAGAAACTTTTTAAATTTTTTCCAATTTGCCATGTCAAGCTCCCAATTCGCCAGAGGCAATCATTTGCCTTGCCATCTCGCCAAGAGTGGCAAAAACACCAATAAGTTCATAGTCAATCTCTGTTTCCAAATCTTCTTCTTCAGCCAAGTCGCTATCAATAATGGCTTGCAATAGTTGTGGATACAAAGACTTGTCTTGCAAAACACGTTCAGCCAACTTGCCAATGCTAATCAAGGTTTCAGGGCTAACGCCCTCCTCTTGCATGGCTTGTCGAACCATTTGTTTTGTTTCTGCGACTTGTTGTGCTGTTGCCATTGTTTTTCTCCTTAAATAGTGCCGTTAGCAACCACGTTGCCCAACACAGTCAAATTACCACTAGCATCAATCTTTGCAACAGCAGTAGATGAGTTGTAGATGTACAAGACATTAGATGTCTCTACAAACGAAAAGTTCGTAAAAGTACCATCAGCCTTGGTTGCAATGGCAGTCTGAATGTTTGTAAATTCAGTGTCAATCTCAGAACCCTTGACAACCTTACCCGCATTGCCAGAAGCCAAAGCATCTTTAGCGGCGAAATTCGTGGTTTTTGTGTAATTACTCACTGTATCTCCTTAAACCGTTTTGCCATCTTTGGCTTGAATCTCAATCTTTTGAATGCTGATTGGCGAACCATTGATCTGCACTTCATATCCAGTCTGCACAACATTACCAAACCCTGATGCTGGTGCAGTCAACGTACTCAACTGAATGCCAGCAGAATAGTAAGCAACAGGAACACCATTAGCACCATACTCTGCCGTTCCATACTCAGCAACAGTAGTAACAGGAATGTCCAATGTTGCCGAATAGTACTGACCAGAGAAGTCGTAGCCCCACTTGATGATAAAACCTTGATTAGAGCCACCAATCACAACAACCGAAATCCTCTTGAGAACAGATGTAACCTCTGTCTCATTAAGGTTTGCGTAGTTAGTGAAGTACTGCATACGGTATGTCGTAGCATGGTCTAGATAAGTACCATACTTGCCAACATAACCATTCTTGCCAATCAGCAAGTCACCATTGCGTCTAGAGTACAGAGAAGTAGGCTCAATAGAGTCCCAAGTTGTTACCCTTGCAGAACCATCTTGTAACTGTGCCTTTGTATCAAATACATAGGTCATCTTAGTAACAGGCAAGTTCAACAAGTAGAAACCGTTAGATTCTGAATAACAGCCTTTGATATTTGCCAATACTTCAGAGCCAACATTGGTCATCAAGTCATTACGCACATTCTTAGACAAGTCTCGCAAAGGTGCAGACTTCTCTTGAATAGTACGCAACAAACTACGCACACCACTGTTTGACAAGAATATGATGTCAGTGCCAGTAGTAGCAATTGAGTCTCTAGACAAGCATCCAATATCGCTAATGGTGTCAGCTAATGACATGGTGGATGGTGTTGTTGCGCCTTCATAAACCAAGATTTGACGCTTACCAAAGACAAAGAAGTAGTTGTTATGAGCAGCCAAACCCATAATCTGATCTGCACCGTTAGGCCATACTCTAGACACATCTAACGTGCCTGAAGTGCCACCAGTCCACACATGACCAGCCAACAAGTCAGAGAAGGTGATAGTCACGTTGTTAGAAGCTGTCTCAGCAACCCACAAACGACCAAAGGCAGAAACAGCAATGTTGCCAAGCGGAACAGTGCCAGCATAGCCAGACTTCTCTGAAACTCTGCGGTATGTAGATGTACTTACAGCGGGGTCATAAATCAATGGGTCATGACCAAGCTGAAAGAAGTAAGTGATGCCATTCAGAGAAGCACACTGCCAGTTACTAGCAGTAATGGTAGGAGCAGTACCGCCACCACCATAGGTCAACTCAACAACAGCATTAGAACTATCTAACTTGAACAGTTTATTATTGCCAGCGAACAAGACAGTCAAAGTGCCATCAACTTGGACTAACTCATGGATAACACCAACATTGTTAGCACCAAGATTGCCTGAAGACGAGTTAACCCTTGACCAACCCTTGCGTGAGCCAACACGACCATACTGGTCAATAACGCAATTAGTGGCAATAGACGCAAAACCAGACGCTAAATCAAGCGGAGAGTCTTGTGTATTCAGCCCGAAAAAGCCGGGGGCTGAGATGCCATAGATCATCAATGGCTTGCTCATATAGCCACAAACTCCTGATTTTCAGGGTAACGAGTGCCTTCCAAGGCAATGTAATCAGACAGCATAGACTTGTACAACAAGAATGCTTCTGAAGAACTCAAGCCACCATCTTCACCACGCTCAATCAAAGCACGAGCATAGGCATTCTGAACAACCAAAACATCAGGAACAAGCACAACAGTCTGATCTAGCGACAATGTGGCCTGTGGCACTGACAAGCTAAATGGGATGGTATACACGCCATCAGGACGAGGGTAAATATTTACCTTAGTGTCGTAGCTTCCATTAACGCCATCAAAGGCATATTCTGAAGGAATGCCACTGACAGGAGTAGAGAAATTCTGTTTGCGGTTCATTGACGCAAAGTCAATGTTCTTCATGCCAATATTGCTAGTTGTGTTCAGAACATCAATAACTTGAAACTTCTGACCAGAACCAGTCAAGGCATAGGAGTAAGTACCAGCCGATGTGGTGATGGTAATTGTTGTACCCAAGACATTCCACGAGAAAGCATCTTCAATCTGACGTTTTGCATCATTGACAAACTTGCCAATCAAAGTGGAATAGCTTGTTGCAGTAACGGTTGCTACAGTTGGTTCACGCAACCGAATTAAGACATCGTTTACAAGTTCTAGGTATGTCATCTGCTTTTAGCCTTTGCTTTGTTCCTTGCGGATATAGCTTGAGCTTTTGCCTTTGCGTCAGCTTTGGAGTTAGCACCCCAAGCCTTCAGCGAAAGAAGCAGTCTTGTTGGTTCACCTTTCTTGTCGTACTCAGGGCCATCATTGCCACTCATACGAGCCAAGAAACTTGCTCTGCGGGGGTTATCCCCCGACTTTACTGGTGCTTTGAGATTGCCACCAGTTTCTGCATTATAAGAGGCTCTCCCCTTGGCATTCAAGCCGCCACGAGGATTTTGTCCAGCTTTTGTTTGCCAAGTGGGAGATTTCATGATTAAGGCCGTTTCTTCAACCCTACAAGACCTCGACCAATGGTCTTACTAATAGCCTTACCAGCTCCTAATGAAGCGGTAGCTATGCCACGACCCATGTTTTGCTTCATTTTTCCAGCAATAGCACCAGCAGCGGCACGAGCAAGGTCTGATTGATTTTTCATAGTAGCCTCAGACTTAGGTTGTGCAGCTTTAGCGGCGGCAACAGCAGCACCAATAGCGGGTTGCATTCTCTTAGAAGCGGAAGCAACACCACCAGCCATCATAGGAGCAGCTTTCTTTGAAGCGGAAGCAGCGGCAACTGCGCCACGACGGATTGCTCGACCAAGATTTTTCATACTTTTCATGTTTATCTCCAGTTGAACTTACACAAACTTACTTTGCCTTTTTAGGCTTTTTTGCAGTCTTTGCCGCTTGTTTGAAGTCAGCGGCTGTAGGTGCGGCTTTAGAACCTACCTTGTTCATCTTTTCACCAGAACCAGCCTTGATTCGGGCTTGTTTGGCATTAATGTTGGCGTAGAGTCCTTGTTTCATAGGGTTTATCCTTAGT